TCGTCTTGCAGCGCCTTGCCGACGATCGCCTCCAGTTCGGCCAGCGCCCGTGAACGCATCGCCGCTGCCGGGCCACGCAGGAACCGTCGTGCGGTGATATGCGGGCGGCGGCGCTGATAGGCAGCGACGGCACCCGACGAGCGGCTGTAGCCGCGCACCCGGACCGGACCGCTGCGGCGCTTGCCGGGAGCGCCGTATTCGAGCGCGCCAAAGGCTGCGCCAACGGACTGCGCCTTGCCGGTCGAGAGTACCCTGACGCGCCCGCGCACAAAGTCCTGGCGCACGTCGACAAACGAGCGCGTCGCCGCGCGCAGCCGGCCGGTGCGGACCGGCTCGGCGGCCTTGACCCGCGACAGCAATTGCATCGTCAATTCGCTGATCTTGACCTCAAGCCGCCGCTTCAGTTCGTCCGGCATCTGGTCGAGGTGTAGGACCAGGCGGTTGATGTTGGACTCGACGCTGATGTTGAGATCGCTCACGCCGCGAGATCGCCCAACCGGAAGGCGTAAACAAAGACGAAGGTGAGATCGATGCGATGCTCCAGCGCTTCGGCATCGGGCGGCAGCACGACGCAGCCCTGATAGTCGATGCGGCCGGTCGTGCCGATCGCGGTGCGCAAAGCGTCATCCGACAACACCGCCGCCACAATGGCGCTGCGGTAGCGCGACAGCAGCACACCCGCATCCGCCGCGCCGCCGGCTCGCACATAGACGCTGACGCCTGGGCTCAACTCCATGCGCTGCAATTCGCTGTGGTGCTGCTGCGGCGCCTGGCCGAGAGATGTTTCGATGCCGTCCTGAATGATCACCGCCGGCCGGGCATTGCTTGGCACGTCGAGCTTGTTGCGCGCGACCGCGGCAATGCCGCTCACGGCGCCGCACAGCGCCGCCAGCCGCGACAGGATCAATTCGCGCTGATCAGCCACGGCAGAGCAGGTTCACGCGGCACAGCATGCCGCCGTAGCTCAGCGGCGCGATCTCCTGAATGTTCGAAGGATTGCCGTCGATCACGAGGATGTCGTCCCGCGACGGAATGCCGAAGGTGCCGAGGCCGGTCGGGCTGAGCACGACCCGTATCTCTTGGCTCTCGCCGGCTTCGAGCGATTGTGGCCCGAAGTTGCGCACCGCCGCCGGGCACTCGATTTCCTCGGAGACAGTCGTCGCGCCGGTCACGGGATCGACCGCGGTGCGCTGCAAGGTCACGCTCTGGCCGTAGCCGGCGATGGCGCGGTCAGTGCTGGCGATGATGGTCTGCGGCGTCATACCGACCAGATCCGATAAGGCGCCAACCAATCGCGCACGCCGCCCGGCATTGCTGTCATCGCCGAACCGCTGCTGCCGCCGCTGCTATCGTAAACCTGCGTGATGAGATCAGGGATCGTTTCGCTGCGCAGCGACGGGTCGTGCCCGATACCGTGCCACCGCACCGACAGCCATTCCAAGCACGCGCCCATCACATCCGGCGGGATCGCGGTATAGCCAGCGGTGTAGTCCACAACGACCAGCGCCGCGCCCCAGGCGGCGGGCAACATGCTCGCATCGAGCCGATAGAGTGCGCCCTGCTCCGGGTAGACCTCCAGAAATGCCGCATCGAGCGCGCCGCTATCCTCGCTGACCGAGACCAGCGGCACGCCGCCCTCGTCGACCATGATCGGGTATTGCCGGGTCACCAGCGGCTCGCCATACACGCCATACGCATCGCGCAACTGGTCGCGGTAGGTCTGAACGACGAAGATGCGATCGCAGAAATTGTTGATCGCCATCGAGGTTGCCTCGATCTGCGCCGTCAGCGTCGCGTCCTGCGAGGTGTCGCCGGCGTCGATGCCGAGCGCAGTCTTCGCATCATCGAGGCTGACGAGCGCCATGCTCGCGGCCGGAGTCACGACCCGCGTTATGCGATAGCCGTGCCTCATCGCAGCTTCGCCAGCACCGGATATAAGTCGCAAGCGAGCCGGGTGCCGTCGCCGAGGCGCAGCGTCAACAGTCCCTCGCCGTCGACCTCGAGCGCCGCCGGCGAGACTCCCGGCATGCCGGGGTAGCCGCGCTCGCCTTGTGGGCCCGGTGCGCCGGGCGGGCCGGATTTGCCGTGGGCGGCCAGCAATCGCCAATTGGCACCGGGACACGCCCCTGGCGCCTCGCACAGCGCGACAAATGAACTCCCGTCACACATCACCACATCGAGCGCTTCATATGCGCTGGCGGCCTTCCAGGCGCCTCGAAACGTGGGTGTGCGCCCATCGGCGCCGCGCTCGGCAACGCAGCACCAATCCTCGTGCGGCGGTTCTTCGGCGGTGTCCCGCATAGCGCACCAGCTCGAACCGGCATGAGTGACGAGATCACTCTCGTAATGCACGCCGCGCTGCCATGCTTTTGGTGCGGCAAACTTACCAGGCGGGCCAGCCTCGCCGCGCGGACCCACAGCCCCCTCAATGCTCTCGCCCGGCGGCCCCTGTGGTCCGGGCGGGCCTTCAATGCTCTCGCCCGGCGGCCCTGGAATGCCTTGTTCGCCGGGCGGGCCCACGACAGCCTCGCCGGGCTCTCCCCTCTCCCCGCGCTCGCCCTGCGGCCCGGCAGGGCCAACCAGCGAGGCAAGCTGCAAGGTAGCTTCGGCGCGCCACGCCCGCAGCGCTTCGATCTCCTGCCGCGCCTCGGCCAGCATCGCCGCCATCTGCAACCGCAACTCCCGCTCCAGAATGCCGACAACGGAGCCGAGCTCCGCTGCCAGCGGGTCACGCGGCAAGGCGGCGGTGTTCGTCATACGCAGCGCGGAACGAAGCGAGTTCGCTGGCGGTGGCATCGGCATTATCAGATGGCGGCGTGTCCTGCGGAGGCGGGGTCGCCGGCTGGGGCGATGGCGGTTGCATCTCGCTGCCGTAACTCAGCGGGACGACCTGTTGTTGAACCCTCGGTTCGGCGCCGTGCCCGCCCGGCACGGCTGGAAGGTCTTCCTGCGCCCGCGCCTCGTCGGGACTGTAGATGCCCGAGATGACGCCGCGCGCCAACCCCTCGATGCGCTCACGATAGGCCGAGCGCAGCAAGGCGCGAGTGTCGAGCTCAAGATATTCGTCGGGCACGCCGCGCAAACCGAACAGCAGCCCGAATGCTTCTTCGATGTGATTCAGCGTGAACCCGAGCCCAGTCGCGACCCACTGCTGCATGAGCAATTCGGTGCTGGAGAATGTCGAATTTCCGATGCCGAGCATTTGCAGTGGGATGCGCAGCGCCAGCGCAATGTTCTGGTCGTTCATCTTCAGCGATTCGACCAGTTGGGAGTCTACCGCGCTCGTCTGCACCGGCTGCGCCTTCAGCCCGCTCGTCAGGATCGGTGTGCCGCCGACGTTCTCGCTCTGCGATTGCTCGTTCCACCATGCGCGTAGTTCTTGCGCCTGCTCGCGCTTCATCACGACATCGGTGGTCAGCAAAAAGCTCGGCCGGCTTTGGTTGACGTAGAATTGAACTTGCTGGTTCAGCGCCGCGCCCGACATCGCCAAATCAAGCTGCGCCGCCAGGATCGGCGACTCGCCCTTCAGCGGATGCCGCGGCGTATGAAGGCGAACGTGCAGCACGTCGCGACCCGGCACGGGCAGCGATAAATTAGTGAGACCCGGCAGGGACAGAGGCAAATTGAGCCGTCGCTCGATGATCTCGTTGCCCGACAGCGAATAAAAGATGCTGCCATCCTCGGCAACCATCGCGGCGCCGTTTTGCATCAAGTGAAGCTCGGTGATCTCGGCTCGGGCGTTCCGCAGCGCCACCGCATAGGCGTTGCCACACTCGTACAACCGCCGCGTCAAATTCAGCAAGAAATCGGAGATCGATTGATAATCATTCGGGTGCCGCATGATGCGCGACAATGCCGAGTTGGTCACCCGCTCCCTGCCACCGTTATCGAGCCGGCGCCAGTGGTCGCCGCTGCACATCGGCACGGTTTGCGCATAGGCGCTGATGCAGGCTTCCAGCATCGCGCTCGGCCCGCCGTAGGGGCGCACGTTCTGGCCGGATTGCCAGTAGTTCCACGGGCTCCCGGCCGGCAGCCAACCATTCGAGAGCATGTAGGGGCCCGGCCGCACCGCACCTTCCGGCACAGCCGACGAGCCCCAACCGAGCGCGCGGGTGAGCCAGTTCGCCACTAGAATTGCGTCCAGTAGAAAATGCTCGTCACTGAACCGGTGCCCCAGGTCTGCAAGCAGATCGCCGCACTTTGCGCCGTCTTCTCGCCGGCCGCATAGGCGATGCGGTTGGTGATGCCGTTTAGCGGCACGTCCATCCGCGGGATGATCGTCGTTTTACCGACTGCGCAATTAGTGCCGGTACCGCTGGTGATCTCAAATTCGAGGTCCTGGCCGCCGCTCGCCCGCAAAATTAGATAGCCGCACAGATAAATCCGCTTGCCCGCAATCGCCGGCACGCGCTCAGTGATCGCCATTGCGCCCGTGGTGATCGCGGCGCGCGACTGATCGCACATCTTCTGCGCCGATGCCGATCATCGCGTGGTGTATCCCGCGCCTGACGCGCCGGGCCTTACGTCCCGCTCTACCGGTGCCCCGCTTCTGGCTTCGCCCGGGGGCACCGCCTCGCCGCTTTTTATCGCGTCCGCCTCGGCCTGCGTCGGCGTCGGCTGTTCCGGCGGGGAGGATACCCGCTCGGCAATCTGCCGGTCGGTTTCCTCTTTGAATGCCTTGGCGTCCAGCCGCCGCTCGGCTTCCGGGGTTGCCGGTGCCGCGGTGGTCGTGCTGCGGCGTGATTGCGTGCTCTCCATTACTTCCTCCGTGTTTCGGATGATTCGGTGCTCGCTGCGGCAACCGCCACAGCATTGGACGGTGGCGCCTCGGTGCTGCCGGCGTCATTGCTCGCGGTGACGACGCAGGTAATGGAATGCCCGGCATCGCTCGCCGCTACGACGTAGCTGTCGCCAGTACCAGCCACATCCGCGCCGTCGCTTTTCCAGACATAGGCATAGCCGGTCGGCTCGCCGTCCCAATTGCCCATCGTGCAGTTCAGTGTGGCACCAACAATGCCGTCGCCGCCGAGGTACGGCACGTCCACGTTGCGCGGCGCCGCCAGGGGTCCAACCTCCTCGCCTGCCGTCTTTTCCTTGATGGCGTCGGCGCGCGCCTGCGTCGGCTGCGGCACATTCGGCGCGTCGGCTTCCTCGCGCGGCTGCCGCGGCACTGTTCGCTCATCAGGAGGTCTGCTTTCCATTCGTCATCACCCATGAAAAAGGCGGGGCCGCAGCCCCGCCCGTTACCGCAAGGCGCTTATGCCCAGGAAACGCCGCTACCAATAAACTGCACCATGCCGCTGCGCACCATCGCCCAATTGACATTAGCGAGCATGCGAATGGCAATTTGGGCGGTTTGGAACATCGACTGAGTCGGCGTTGCTAGCACGCCCGAGCCCTGCGCACCCGTCGCGATGTTCAACGGCGTCGTGTCCTCCATGTGGATCGTCGCGACTTCCGACACCTCAAATTCCGGCGCGCCCGTCACCGATACGAAGTCGGCGGCGTCGATCATGTAGACGGCGCCCGCTGTAACGGAGGTCGAGGCTATCACGGTGAACATATCCGTGAACTGCGTACTCCAACCGAATGGGGCACCGGCCGGCCCAGGTGCAAACATCAACTGATTGCGCTGCGCCGGGTTCATTAGCAGCGCCAGGTTGCGGCCCGCGTTGGCGGCGTAGAACGGTGCCGTGAGCTTGTTTAAGTCGCCAAGGAACGCCGCATAGCCCCCGCCCGCGGTGGCGGTGAGCGTCGACACGCCATTGGTGAGCCCGGCCGGGCGCGTCGTCGACACCGC